GTCGCAAACGTTGACCAATCTACTGTTGGTTTTGAATGTTCTGGTTTTACATCAGGAAATTGTGTAACGACTTGTACTGGATTTACAATTGTTGATTACACTATTGATTTTACTGGTTGCACAAACAACTCAAGTACAATATCATTCACATTTAATTCAAGTTCAGATATTTTAACACCTGATTTTAATTCATCATACGAATTATTTAATGGGACAACGTCAATAATTTCTAATGATTTGAAAAGTCAAATTTCTCAAGTAATGAGTACACCATCTAGTTCGGCTTACTCAATAAATTATTTTGGTGTAATTTCAGGTGGTACTTATGATTCATTATCAGCATATACTGCAAGTACAAATGTATTTGGTGTTGACAATGTAAGTTCAGATTTAGCTGATTATACAGCACCAATTAATGATACTTGGTATTATGCTACCTTTGACAATATTGGTGGTGGTGATTATTCAGGTTATTCATTTTATAGTACGATTACTGGTTTAACTGAAACATCAGCAAAATCAAATTGTGCATCGTTTTATTCATATTCTGTAAGTTCTACAACAATTAGTGCAATAACAGGCTCAATAAATTATAATACAAATGTGATTAGTGTTTGTTTACCATCTACAGCAACTACAGCAGACTACTCGGCAATGACTGTAACATTTAGTGCTTGTACAACTGAAAGTTTAAGTGGTGTGACAAGTGGTGGTGTTGTACAATCAGCAATAACAAATAATGTAAATTTCAGTGCATTAACTAAATCTTATACAATTGTATCTGATGATTTAACCGCTACTTCGGCTTGGACTGTAAATGTTACAATAAATGACCCTTGTAATGCTTGTTCAGGTGGTAATACCGGTACAATACAATCAGGAACAACAACTTATTGTTATAGTGGTTCAGTAATGGGTAAAATATTTGTTTATACTGGTGATTCTTATACAAATTATGATGACTTAGTTATTGCAACACTTCGTTCAAGAGGTATTGCAACATATAGTAATGATAATGGAGCTGTTTATGAAGTTCAAGACTTAAATGGGGTTTCACTTGATTGTACAGGTTCTTATTCAGCGGTAACTAAAAATCCTTTTTCAACATTTGGTGTAAATGTTACAAGTAAAGATGGTGACACTTATTTCTTTGAAACATCGTTCTCTAATTCTAATGTAAATTACATAGGAAAAGTTTTTGGGTATTCAAACTTTGCAAAACCAAGAACTGTAGTTCCTCTATTCTTAGAAGAAAGATTCCAAACTTTATTAAATTATGCTTATAGAAAAGGTTACATTAGAGGTTTAAGTTGTGACTTAACAGCATTACCTGAGTCAAGAAATGGAGATTCTACTTCAATTGGTTGGTATATGGAACAATATCAGTCACCTGAATCACCTTGGGTTGTTTCTGAATTAAGAGGTAATAAAGTATTTAACCTATTTAAATTTATAACAATAGCTGATGGTGAATCGGCAAATACTGAAGTTAAAATTTCAATCGCTAATATTTCATTTAATAACGGTACATTTGATGTATTAGTAAGAGACTTTTTTGATAACGATTCAAATCCAGTTGTGATTGAAAAATTTACTAATTGTACAATGAATCCAAACGAAAATAGTTTCGTTGCTAAGAAAATAGGTACAAGTGATGGTGAATATCCAATGAATTCAAAATATGTTATGATTCAAATCAATGAGGATGCACCAATTGATGCTCTTCCTTGTGGTTTTGAAGGTTATTCATTCAGAGAATATGCTGGGGTTAAATCACCATTCCCAATATACAAAACTAAGTATGATTTCCCTGGTGAAGTTATATACAATCCACCTTTTGGTCTAGCATCTGGTTCTGATGACGCAACAAGAAGTGCTGGAGATAATGTAAGAAGAACTTATTTAGGTTTATCAGATACACTTGGATACGATATTGATTTCTTTGGTTATAAAGGTAAACAAGTACCATTAAGTGTTTGTGACGATACTTCTGGTGATAATTGGGCATTCAGAACTCAAGGTTTCCATATGGATATAAACGCTTCAGGTATAACAGTGCCTAACATTTATTCTACAAGTGGTACACCTGCATTTCAAGTTGGTTCTGCACCATTTATTACAGACCCTGATAGTGAATCAAATCCATACTACAGATTATTTGCACGTAAATTTACTTTATTTGTAAATGGTGGTTTTGATGGATGGGACATCTATAGAGAATCAAGAACAAATACTGATAGATTTAGATTGGGTGGCGCGGGTTATTTAAAAGGTGCTTGTACATCAATAAGATACCCTAGTGCAACTGGTTTTGGAGCATTCAAACGTATTACAGTTGGTAATAATAATCAAGATTTTGCAAATACAGATTACTACGCTTACTTATTAGGGCAACAAACGTTTTCAAATCCTGAAGCTGTAAATATTAATGTGTTTACAACACCTGGTATTGATTATGTAAATCATTCAAATCTTGTTGAGTCTTCAATTGAAATGATTGAATTTGATAGAGCGGATTCGATTTATATCTGTACAACACCAGACTATAATATGTTTGTACCTGTAACTACAGATAATGCTGATTTGATTTACCCAACTGAAGCTGTTGATAACTTGGATGGTACTGGTATTGATTCTAACTATACAGCAACTTATTATCCTTGGGTTTTAACAAGAGATACGGTTAACAATACTCAATTGTATATCCCACCAACTGCTGAGGTTTGTAGAAATCTCGCATTGACAGATAACATTGCGTTCCCTTGGTTTGCTGCGGCAGGTTATACTCGTGGTATTGTAAATGGTATCAAAGCAAGAAAGAAACTTACACAAGAAGACAGAGATACACTTTATAAAGGTAGAATCAATCCAATTGCAACATTCTCAGATGTGGGAACAGTTATTTGGGGTAACAAAACTCTTCAAGTTAGAGAATCTGCTTTAGATAGAATTAATGTAAGAAGACTTTTACTTCAAGCACGTAAATTAATATCTGCAGTTTCTGTAAGATTATTGTTTGAACAAAACGATGCTAAAGTTAGACAAGACTTCTTAGACGCAGTTAATCCTATTTTGGATGCGATTAGAAGAGACAGAGGTTTATATGATTTCCGTGTAACAGTTTCTTCTGACCCAGCTGATTTGGATAGAAATCAACTTACAGGTAAGATTTATATCAAACCAACCAAAGCATTGGAGTTCATTGATATCACATTCTATATCACTCCAACTGGTGCATCATTCGAAAATATCTAAAATTAGATAAACATAAATGGGGGAGAAAAAATCTCCCCCTTTTTTTTATTAAAGATATATTTATAAATAAAAATTATGAAAATACTAGTAACTGAAAATCAACTTAAATCAATATTGGAATTTTATGAAAAAGGTTATTCTTTTGATTGGGATGACAATGTATTAAATATGCCCACCAAAATACATTTGGAGAAAAAAGTTAAAGATACTTGGAAAGACTATGATGTTTCAACTGAGAAGTTTAGAGAAATAAGACATAATATTGATGGGGAAAAATTGAGATTAAAAAACAATAATCCAAATGACGCATTCCAAGATTTTAAAACTGAAATTTTTATTCAACATACAAAAGATGCAATTAATAATAATGAATTCGCACCTAGTTTTAAAAAATTCAAAAAAACATTAATGAATGTTGTTGATTTTTCAATCATAACCGCACGTGGTACTAGTAAAGATTCATTAAAAAAAGGTATTAAAGTTTTAATAGATATGACTTTTTCAGATAAAGAAAAAGAAGAAATGAATAAAAATTTAAAAGAAAAAAAATATTCAAGTATTGATGATTATTTAAAAGACCAACAATTATCTGCAGTATCGTCTGATGAATTCAAAACTGAATACAAATCAACTAGTGGTGCTGAAAATCCTGAAATTGCAAAAACTATGGCATTTGAAAAATATGTTGATAGTGTTGTAAAAAAAGTTGGGGATTTGGTTGACCACCCTGAAAGAGAAGGGATTAAGATTGGTTTTAGTGATGATGACTTAGGGAATATCAAAAAAATGGAAGAGTTCATCAAAAAAGAATTAGTTAAAAAGTATCCAAAAGTTAAATTTGTTATATATGATACTTCAAATCCTAAAGATGTTAAAAAGAAATATATTAATATAGAAATAAATAATTAATTATTAATATAATTAAAATTATATATAATAACTAATATATAATGTAACATATTAATGAATAATTTTTTTTCAAGTAAAAGTAAATAGAAAAATTTTCAATAGTATAATATTTATAATAAAATAAATAAAAAATTTAAAAACAATATAAAATGGCTGATTTATTAATGAAAATGCCGGTTCCTTATGAACCAAAAAGACAGAATAGGTTTATTTTAAGGTTTCCATCATCTTTGGGTATCAATGAGTGGTTTGTTGAGTCAGCAAAAAGACCATCAATCAAAGTTAACTCAGTACCTATTCCTTTCTTGAATACTTCAACTTACGTTGCGGGACGTTTTGAATGGAATGAAATTGGTATCAAATTAAGAGACCCTATTGGACCATCAGCATCCCAAGCAATTATGGAATGGATGCGTCTTTGTGCTGAGTCTGTAACAGGTCGTATGGGTTATGCCGCAGGTTACAAGAAAAATGTTGACTTGGAAATGTTAGACCCAACTGGGGTTGTAGTAGAAAAATGGATATTAGAAGGTACTTGGATGACAAGTGCTGACTTTGGTTCTCTTGGTTATAGTACTGATGCTCTGGCAGATATCAGTGTTAACTTAAGAATGGACCGTTGTATATTAGTTTACTAAAAAATAACTTAAGTTAAAATCTAATTCCTAAATGTATTATGTACATTTGGGAATTTTTTTTTATTATGTAAATAAAAAAAACTATGAATATTGAAGAAATTGGACAAGCTGATTTTAGTTTACCACACGATTTAGTACCACTGCCATCTCAAGGTATATTTTATAAGTCAAAAAAGAAAGCAATCAAGGTTGGTTATTTAACCGCAAGTGATGAAAACTTTTTAGCTAGTGGAAATCAAATGAACGGTGGTAGCATAATTTTAACTTTATTAAGAAATAAAATATATGAACCTGATTTAAGACCTGAAGATTTATTAGAAGGTGATATTGAAGCTATCTTAATTTTTTTAAGAAATACATCATTTGGACCTGAATATCAGGTGAGTTTGACTGACCCTATGACAAATAAACAATTTAAAGCTGATTTGTTAATTGATGAATTAAGAATTAAACAAATTAATGAAAAACCTGATGAGAATGGTATGTTTATAACAACATTACCAAAAACTGGTTTAGTTGTTAAATTAAAACCTTTGACTTATGGGGAAATTGTTGAATTGGATAAAATGGTAGAACAATATCCTGCAGGAAGAATTGCACCTAAAGTCACTTGGAGATTAAATAAAATTGTTCAAGAAATAGATGGAAATTCAGATAGAACAAATATAGCACTCACAATTGAAAGTTTACCAATTGCTGACTCAAAATATATTAGAAATTTCATCAAAGACAATCAACCATCATTAGATTTAACCAAAACACTTCAAGCCCCTTCAGGAGAGAAAGTAACATTTGATGTTACTTTTGGGGTTGAATTTTTTCGTCCTTTCTTCTAATCATAGACAATATCTATTAGATGACTATTATGTCTTATCAAAGTTTTTAAGGACAAGTTGGAGTGATTTTTTGTCAATGCCAACATATGCAAGAAAATATCTTATAAATTTAATTGTTGAACACAATACGCCTAAAGACTAATTCCAAAAAATTAGTCTTTTTGTGTATTTATAATAAAAAGAAAATATGGCTGATAAAGATAAAAATGTAGATGATATATTTAAAGCGTTTGGTGAATATGCTGGGATTATTTCAAAACAATTTGCCACTAACTTTATGGCTTCTGAGATTAAAAAAACAATCGAAGAATATGAAACATCTGCGGTTAATGTTTTAAAATCATTTGGTACGGGTAGAGATAGAATTGTAGAATTAAAAGCCTCTATGGCTGATGCCGTAACAAGTGTTAAATTGTTAGGTGGTGAATTTAGTGATGTTGCAAAAATAGCAGGAGATATTGGAACTGCCCTTAATAGAAATATAATCTTAACAAGTCAATCATATGAAAAATTATACGCGACAGCCCAAGTAACTAATGTACAATATCAAACTTTAGCTAATAGTTTTAAAGATGCGGGATTTTCCGTATATCAAATAGGTCAAAATATGGAAAAGGTTGTTAATACTGCGAGAGCTCAAGGTATTAATGCAAGAGAAGTGTCATCCCAAGTTGTACAAAATATGGGATTGATGGACAAATATAATTTTGCCGGTGGTGTTGAAGGTTTGGCAAAAATGGTTACACAAGCAACTAGTTTAAGAATCTCAGTTAGAGATATTGCTAATACAATGCAAAAAGCATTTGAACCTGAAAGTGCTATTGAAATGGCGGCATCTTTACAGAGATTAGGTATGGCTCAGGGTGATTTATTAGACCCACTTAGATTGATGGATTTAGCTCAAAATGACCCAGCTGAATTACAAAATCAAATTGCTGAAATGAGTAAAACTTTTGTTGAATTCAATCAACAAACTAAATCATTTGAGATAGCACCAGGGGCTAAACGACAATTACAAGAGGTAGCCCAAGCATTAGGTATGCAACCTGAAGCGTTCGCCAAGATGGCTAAGTCGGCAGCTGAGATGGATGACAAGTTATCAAAAATTTCTTTTCCTAATACATTTACAGAAGACCAAAAGAAATTTGTCGCCAATATGGCTGAGATGGGTGAAGGTGGTGAATATATGTTGAGAGTTGATAACAAAGACTTGAAACTTGATGAGGCTATGAAATTATTTGAGGGAGATTCAGAAAAACTCAAAGAGTTTATGAAAGCTTCTGAAAAAAAATCAATGGAAGAATTAGCAAAAGAACAACTTACAACATCAGAAAGAATGGCTGCCGATATTAATGCTATTGCGAATAGAGTTGGAGCTGCCGCGGCAAGTTCAAAAACACAAGAACAAGCAAATCAAGCAAGTATTGAATTAAGTAGTACACTTCCAAAAATATTGAGTGGGGATAAACTTCAGGTTCAAGGTATGAGAGAAGCTGGGGATAAAATAGCCCAAGGATTAATAAAAGGTGCTCAAAGTGGAAATATGGCTGAATTTGGTCAAGCGGCAATAAAAGCGGGTGCTGATACTGAACAATATTTTACTGACGCACTTGGACAAGCGGTACAAGGTGGAAAAAAAGCCTTTGATGATTTAGGAAAATCAACAAATCCTTTAATACAAATTTTTGGTAAATTAGCTACTAATGTTGGTGCTGTTGTTGGTGAAAGTGAAAAATTGGGAAAAGACTTTTTTAAAACCTCAGAAACAATAAAAAGTTCAAGTACTAATTTAGAAAGTGTTGCAGCTCAAGCAAAAAATACATCAACAACTACAACCGCAACAGCAACAGCTACAACTGATGTTACAAAACAAGCAACAGGGACTTTAACGGCTCCTAAAGCTCCTGAATCAACAACAACTGAAATGAAATTTACTAATCCAATTGAAATAAAAGTTACATTGTCAGGATTCCCATCTGGTATGAAAGAAGAAGATATTAAGAAAATGATAGAAGAGGGTAAATTCAGTCAAGAAATTGTTAAAGCAATAAATGAAGCTGAAAAACAAAAAACTAAACAATAAAATCTAATAAATTCTATTTATATAAAAACAATTAAATGTCAGATAGTACTTTATCATTTAGTAATAGTGCAAGTTTTAGAAATAGTTTAATAAGTAGAAATTTAGCACCTTATAATATACCTGGGTCATATACACCACCATCAGGTTCGCAGAACTATGAATTTACAATTTCAAGTTTTAATGTTGTTGATTCACCTAATGATTTAATAGCAAGTAATCCATTTGTTAATGATAATGCTACATTGAATGAATATGGCCCCAACAATGGTTATCAACAAGTTATTGTTAATTATAATTTACCAGTTGACCCAAATCAAGGTGAATACAATCCAAACGATACTGTTTTGGATTTGGTTAATGAATTTTATATTGATGCGGCGTACATTGAAAATAGATTTGGGCCTATAGGTGGGTTTCAAAATATGGTTGTTATTGATAACATTCAAAACAATAACAAGTTATACACACCATATTGGGACCCTCCTACATTTATACCCTCAACATATTCACCATATACAATATTATTATCTAATGACCCATCAGGTTCTAATGGACTATTATCTCAGGATTCATTTATTGCCAAACTAGGGGCACTTTCATTAAAAGATGCACTCCAAGCAAGGATTGATTCAGAAATCTTTCAGAGAAGTGTTGGGGTCGTTAATATTGATGCTTTATCAGACCCATTTGAGGTTGCATTATTGGCAACAGGAAAAGAACCATTAATCTATAAAGATTATAGAATAACTATACCTGAAAATCCATTAGTTGCTGGGGCTGAATTTATAACAAGATTGTCTGGTGCAATATTTCCATTATCAACAATCCCTGGTAATTATTTTTCTGATGTTGAACCAAGTGGTGGTTCGTCAAAACAAATCAGTAATGCTTTAAATGTTGTTAATCAACTTACAGGTGGATTTTTAGGGCCAATATTAAACACTACAAGAAATCCTTCTGAATTATTCTTGGCTAATACTGGAAATGGACAACGTTCAGTTTTATTCAGAAGTATTAGTTATAACCGATATCAACCATCTTATGATAAAAATTTTGGTGGTATTTTAGGTATTGCTCAAGGTGTTGTTAATTTAATTGCAAATGCAATTAATCCTGATAATGGTACTTTGGTTGGTGGATATTATGTTGGTTCAAGAAATGCTGAACCATCATCAATAACTTCACCACCAAATCAATTACCTGTTGACCCATTTGGGAAACAAGTACAAACACCAGTTTATGGTCCTTCCGAACTTGGTATTTTATATGAAGGTAATCAGAGTCAACTTAACTTTGGTTTAGCGGGTAAATCATTTTCAGATGATGGTGGTATTGATGGTCAATTCGTTTGGACATCACCTAAATATAAAGGTGCTGCAGGATTTAAAGCAACACCTGGTGGTGGTAAAGGTTCTAAAGATGACGAATTCAAGGAAATTAGTTCTCAATATCAAAAGAATGAATCAACAAATATATCATTTAAACAAAGTTCAATATTAGACCAAACTCAAAGATTAGTTGATTCTGCTGATAATGTTGCGGGAATATCAAAATTGAAACATGTTGGTAATGCAATTAATCAAGTTAGTAAAGTTTTTAATGATGGATATAAAGAAATAACTAAAGGTTCAAAAGTATTATCGTATGTTGATAATACAACAGGACAAGAATCGGGTATAGAATATTGTAGAGTGTTTGCTAAAGATACTCCGTATTATACATATGTTGATTTACAAAAAACTGATGGTATTACAACATCAGGAAGAAGATTTACAAACTCAGTATTTGATAATACATACAATCTTAACATTGCGCCAATTAAAGGCGAAGGTTCTACTAATTTAAAATTAGATGCTAAAGGTAATTTAGTCGCTAAAAAATATATGTTTTCAATTGAAAACCTTGCTTGGAGAACATCAAGTAGACCTGGTTTTACTTGGGATGATTTACCTTCTTGTGAGAAAGGTCCTAATGGTGGTAGAGTTATGTGGTTTCCACCATATGATTTAAAGTTCTCAGATTCAAGTTCTGCGAGTTTTAATGCAACAAGTTTCCTTGGAAGACCTGAACCTATTTACACATATAAAGATACAAGTAGAAAAGGTAATATATCTTGGAAGATAATTGTAGATAATCCATCAATAACAAATTTATTGGTAGATAAACAATTAAAAGGTATCGATAATCCAAAGATAAATTCAATTATGGAATCTTTCTTTGCTGGTTGTGTAAAATATGATATATATGAATTAGCTAAAAAATTTAACACAATACCATTATCTGATTTATACACTTATCAAGAAGTGTTGAATAATCCAAGATTAACTGGTGAGGAATATAAAAAAGTTGTTGAGGAAATACCTAAACAACCTGATGATAAAAATACAACAGGAGGTCAAACTGGTAAAAACGTTCAACCAGAAACACCAACAGACCCAAGAGTGGAGGAAATAAAAACAGACTTTAATGGGTTAGCTTTTTATTTTTTTGATAATATACCAGGTCCTAACTTTGGTGCAGTATCAAATCAATCCTATCAAGATACTTATGCTGCATATACAGCACCAACTTTTATTACACAATATCAAACAAATAGTAATAGTACATTTTCACCTGATTCTTCTTTTTGTAAAAAGAATGGTACAATAACTACTTCTGATGGGGCAACTATTACTAATAGTGAATATTGTAGTAGGGCAACTAAAACAACGGATTTTTTTAATACTATCATTAAACCAAACTATGAAAAATTTGCAACTAAGGAAGGTAATTTTGTAACCAAAATATCACAATTATTATCTGAAAGTCCTGATAACAAAATAACATTAAATATGATTGGTTCGGCTTCAGCTCCTGGTAGTGTTGAATACAATGTTGATTTATCAAAAAGGAGAGTTGACTCAGTACTTAAATTTTTTGAAACCTATAAAATTGGTGATGCTAATTTAAAAAAATATATTGACAATAAACAATTCATAGTTAAACCACCATCAATATCAGGAGAAACTATATCAATTCCTAAAACACCTAATAATGAATCTGGTTTTGCGGTTAATTGTACTGAAAATATTACAGGTGGGACAGGGTTTGTTACACAATCTTCTCAAATTTATTCAGTAAATGCAATGGCTTGCAGAAGAGTTAGAATAGAAAATATTGAAGTAACAATACCAATAACAACAACTACAACAACACAAGCTCCAGCCAAAAATGTTGAACCTAAAGTTACTTTAAAACCAATACCGAGAATTCAACCAACAGTTGATATTCAGAAAAAATTAAAAGAAGGTATTGGTAAAAGAATATTGAGAAATTTATTAACTGAATGTGATTATTTTGAATTGATTGAAAAAGAAAACCCAATGGTTTATTCTTCATTCAAAGAAAAAATAAAATACTTTAATCCAACATTCCACTCAATGACACCAGAAGGACTTAATGCGAGATTAACGTTCTTGAATCAATGTGTACGTCCTGGTGAAACAATACCCATTATTGGAACAGATGGTAAACCTAAATATAATGATTCTTTAAATACTGCATTTGGAGCACCACCAATCCTAGTATTAAGAATTGGGGACTTTTATCACACCAAGATAGTACCTAATAGTGTGTCATTTTCATATGACCCAATAGTATATGATATGAATCCTGAAGGTATCGGTATCCAACCTATGATTGTGAGTGTTACTTTGGACTTTAATATTATTGGAGGTATGGGTCTTGCAAAACCTATTGAGGAATTACAAAACGCTCTTTCATTTAACTATTATGCAAATACAGAAGTTTATGATGAAAGAGCTATAGCGACAGAAGACACTTCAACTATAGATAAAGAAATTGTAGAAGCTTTAATTTTAAATCAACCAAGTGTTACAACTAATCAGGTTACAAATATACAACCAAATCCTGGTGGTAATACAATTGGAAATATTATTACAAATATTCCTGTAACAGGTGGTCAGACTGGTGAAACATCTTATAGTACTATTATGGACCAATTATTAACTGAAACTAAAAATTATATGAATTTAGTAACTAATAAATTGGAAAGTATTAATAATTCATACAATCTTGGTATTGTAAAACTATTAGATTCAAATAAAAATTATACTAAAGGTAAATTAAATCTTGGTACTTTAACACCTAACAACATAGTGATATATGGTAAACCAGTATTTGATGAAACTCTTAAAAATGCTTTTGATTTAGTATTAAAAAGTATTGATGATGGAAGTAATGTAATTATAGATAAATTAAAAAAAATTTATAATACTGAACAAACACCAATACCATTAATTAAAACTAATTTAAAAAATTATATACAAGATTTACAATCAACATTCAGTAATGGCATTACAACAACTATGCAAGAGTTAGTTACAGGACAAGAAAACTATGTTCAAGTTATTAGAAAATTAAACGTAGTTGTTGACAAATTAGATGGTAAAATATTAGATACTGGTAAACCAAGAATGTATGGTCTTAGTGGAATAACATCAGGTAACACAGATAGTTACAAACAATTAGTTAGTGATTACGCTAAACTGATTGACGTTTTAATGAATACAGGTACAGGATTTAATTCTTTATTAGAAACAATTGGTAAAGATATTGCTTTTGGATTTAATATTGCAAATGGGGCAGCACCTAACCAAACAAACTATAAAGATGGTAATTTTGTATTAGCAACAAACCCTGAAATAATTGATACTAAAGTTAATAAATTATTTTTTATGATTATGTCAAGAATTATTACCGACAAGAATAAAAAGAAACAATTTATTGATGCTATCATAAAAGGAGATGAATTAAAAAAATGGAAAACCCCAGTAAATCTATCAAATAAATTTGAAAAGATAGTTAATGATTTAGATAGTGATTATTCTAAAGAATTAAAAGCTGAAGAAAAAATATTTACTAATTTAAGAAAAGATAAATTATTTAAAGATTTAATTGATGGTTTGGAGACTAAAATGTATAAACCAAAAGTTAACCCAAGAAAATTTGAATATACCACTGTTGGTGACTTAACAGCACAAGAAAGTAAAATTTTGAATTTATATAATGGTCAAAATGGTAGTGAAGCAGATAAAACTAATTTTGATAATAGAATAACTTTTAATTAAAATGGCAAGACAAAACTACAATAGATATAAGGACTTTGTTATTAATGGTGAACAAACAATTGTTCCCTATATAACTCTTCCATCTAAAAGTACAGATAAAAAATATATCTATAAGATTGGTATGTCTAGGATGGATAAGGTATCCCAACAATACTATGGTTCTCCTTTATTTGGATGGTTAATTATGCAAGCAAATCCACAATTTAGTGGTAATGAATGGAGGATTCCTGATGGTTCTATATTGACAATTCCATATCCTTTAGTAGCTTCATTACAAGACTATAAAAATCAATTGGACGAGTATCTTTTCTATTATGGTAGATAAACAAGAAAACATTTTGGTTGAATTCGATTATAATAACATTATTATAATTGACCCAAACAAAATTATAGATGAAAATGGTAAGGCAAAACAAAGATTAGTACAACACGAAAATCTCGTGATGTATGCTAATTTGGAATGTGATGTATTACCAAGAACTAAATTGGCAATAGGCGTTGCCCCAAATGATGCAATTGAAACGATTTCAGTTGCAAGAATTAACTTTTTGAAACCCGGAGGTAAGACATTCTTGGATACTTCTTGGACTGATGAAATTACAGGTAAAGGAACTGTGACAGGTGAGGGTGTTAATCAACCCAAACAAACATCAATTAAAAACCCAAATAAAGATAACGATTTTTACATACGTCAAACAATTCAATCAGGAGGAAAACCTGGTTCTGTTGACAATGGGTTATTAGGTATAACATCAATTAATATTAGACAAACTACAGCTTTTATGCCAACAATATCAATTGAATTGGTTGACATTAAAGGTAGGGCTTTGTTTGAATCTGGTGACAATTCACCTTATGCGGCATTTTTTAATTTACCATACCCATTATTTTATTTAACAATAAAGGGTTATTATGGTAAAGCTGTAAGATTGGGATTAATGTTACAGAAATTTAATGCAAGATTCCAACCAGATTCAGGTAACTTTAAGATTGATTTGATGTTCTATACATACAAGTACACAATATTAAGTGAGTTGAGTATGGCAGCACTTATTGCTGCCCCACATATGTATAAAACAAGAATATCAACACAATCAAGTAGTGGCGGACCATCAACTTTAGTTAAAGTAAATGAATCAATAACTGAACGTGGATACCAAAAGATTAAAGAATTATATAGTGAATATAAATCAAAAGGTTTAATTCCTGATGATTTGCCAGAATTAACTTTGGTACAACTTAAAGAAAGATTAGATACTTTCATCAAAGATAAATTAGACACATTTACTAAACAAAATTTAGAACCTATTTCAGGCTGTGATGACTATCAAAAAAATCTAAAAGAATATCAAGGTGCTATATATTATTATACAGCAGGAAGAATATCTTGGTTCAATAAGTACTTGGATAAAAATAACTTTTTTATTCTTAACAATAATACACAAACTAAAGTTTATACGTTTAAAAAAGAAATTAATACTCCTGATTTAAGACAAGCCGCAGTTACTGAATTAAATGGAATTGTTCAAGAATTTAATAAAAAATTGAATAGCAATCCTGTTGTTGGTGAAAAAGGAAGTTATAAGATTGATGGTAAAACATTTAATTCATTAGTACCAAATCCAATCACAACAAATGTATTTAACACAACAATTGATTATGCGAATATTAATAAAAAACAAACTTACATACAAAGAAAAGGTTCTGAGCCAAATAATGACCAACTAGCTCAATTTGAAAAAGAATTAGTTGAAACTTTTATTGTTAATACAAGCCAAGTAACATTAAAAGATGGAACAAAATTACCTGTAACTAATTTCTATGTATTTGAAGGTCCTAATACATTTATTGATTTAACTGATAAAATGGGTAGAGACCTTAAAGTCATCAGAGAACAAATTGAACAAGAACTAACGTTAGCCTTAACCAATTTATTAGAAAACAAAAGTGATGGAATTGGATTTGTTCCTAACATTAGAAATGTTTTAGCCGTTGTATTTGCAAGTGGTGAAGCTTTCTTAAGAATGATGGATGATGTTCATACCAAAGCTTGGGATTTAAGTGATAATCCTATTAGAAAACAAATAGTACTTAATACACAGACAGCAGGTGCTTCTCAAGAAACATTTAATAATGGGGATATTCAAAATACACCAATTTATCCTTGGCCTCAATATATTGAAGAAACTACAGGTGAAAATGGACACGAAAAATATGAATTACGTTATCCTGGTGATTCTTCGGTAATATCAAAAACCAAAGGATATTTGTTGGATGTATGGCCTGAGATTGAATTTGTTGAAGAATTTATCAAGGGATTTACAGAACGAAAGAGTCCACCAGCAGAAAATAAAAATGGTAATGAGGTTACTGAAGTTAAAAGAGTTAGTTTTAATGCAATTGAATTTCCAATTGGAAATTATGTTTTCTCAAATAAAGAAGAGGTTAAATTCTTTTTTGAAATTTACGAGAGAATGTTGTACATATCAAACTATTCTAAATTATCAAGAGTTTCTGATGCACCTAGTTTTATAGACCCAATAGTTAAAATAATTTCTGAATGTGAAAAAATTAACATCAAAAATGGTCTTAGTGATGGTGCTCCATTTATTAAAGATAAACTTAAAAATTATTTAATAAGTTCTGGTAACTTTTTACAATTATTGAGACAATTCTCAAATAATGGTAGGGGGGAAAGTTGGCAAAATTATATAAGAGGTATTTTTAACACAAAATATATTAAAAATACTATTAATAATGCAAGTTTTGAATTCTTGGATTCAAGAATATTAAATGAGAAATTTACTCAACCTGCAATTACATTAACTGATGAAACTAAAATACAAGAATTTATAAGTTCATCAACAAATTCTAAATTTGATTTTACTGATACTTTCCCATTTACAAATAAAAATTGGGTTAAAAAGTATTTAGCACAATCATCTACTATTGATACACCAGAATTAGCATTTAAAACACCTGAAGTACTTAAGTACAATCAGACTAATAAAATTATTGCTAACTTTTTACCAACAGCAAATAATACTTTTGCCAAACCATTCGCAGTATTTGTACAAGAAAATGGAACTGAACCAAATCCAATTCCAAATAATGCTCAAAACTCACAAGTTACAAGTAGTCAATTAATAGATTTTTATCAAAGACCATCTGATAAACAAATTATAACTGAAGGTAGAATTAGATACGAAAATTATAGCGGGTCAGTTAGTTTTGAACAAACAACATCAATACTGAATACACCATATTTTGTTAACTCAATCCAAATTGGACAGAAAAATTTTAGAAATTATGATAAACATCCATTTGTTGCTTCAGCTTATTTGTTTTTAAATAGTTTACCATTAATAACACTTAAAGAAAAGTACACAAAATATGAAAATGGAAAAACCATTTTTATGGATTATATATTTGCAACATTGAAAAAATTTGGTGCAATACATAAAGTTCCATATGCTTGGATTCTTAAAATGGGTTCGGTTTGGTATCGATATAAAAAATATGTTGAAGAAAACGTGGATATTTTAGATGAATGTTGGAAAAGTTTTGATAGCGTTCCAAACTATGACCCCATTACATCTGCGGCAACTAAAACATATAATCTAACTATCAATGGTTCACCAATAGATTTAGTTTTGGAAGATAATAACGTAATTGGACTTGAAACTTCTTCATTAATTAATGTTGGATTTTATCCAAAACTAATTAATGACTTTAATGTTTTCTTGAATGGTTATGAAATAATTCAGTCTAATTCTCAAGTTAATGGTACTTGTAGTGTAAGTGGAACAACATTAACTATAACACAAGTTAATTCAAATACATTACAACCAGGTTACATTTTAGCGGGAATTAATTTACTTCCAAATACAACAATAATTTCTCAAATTGGTGGTACACCAGGTGGTGTAGGAACTTATGAAATAACTCCGACACAAACTGGTTCTACGGCATTATTTTCCGTAACTAATGCAACAAGTGTTGGTTATACAAGTTCTAATATACAAAGTGCTTTAGATTTTTCAGGGTTATCAATGTATTATGTAAGTAATGCTATTATTAACGAACCTGAAGGTTTTGACCCAAATAATCCTTTGAGAGATTTAAGAATTATACCTTGGAGTTTATCTGTTGATACAAACAACAAAAACTTTATGTATATTCTACCATCAAGTGGTACTTTATTTAATCAGACAAAAAATGAATGTTTCAATAATAACAATAAATTAATCCAAGAAGTAACTGGTAACACATCAGTACATAATGGGGCTGTAAGATTATTTTGGACAGCACCAAACTATGGTTATTTTGACAACACTAGAATTACAAAAGTTAAACCTAATGAATATCTTAAAAGAGTTTTAACGGCTGACACGTATCAAGATATATTCACTTTAACTGGTTTTGGGGATGAATATTCTAAGATTGATGAAATATTTTCAGTATTTGAAAAAAGTGTATTAGATGGTTTTGAAAAAGAATTTTTAAAATTCTCAAAATCAATATATGATTATGAAGATGATTCAACATCTAATTTAACTCTTACAACAAGTCAAACATCAACAACAACAACCACTACAACATCTTCAAGTGGTCAAGATACAAGTACAGAAATTACATCAGCATTTAATGATATTACTAAATCTTTAAAGGAAATAGGTGATACTGTAATAGATAAGAGAAATAGGAATTTCCAACAATTAATGAGGACATTATTATCTGTACCAAAAATTACAGGTAATACTGGTTATGAATATGTAAAAAAAGTTCAATCATCTCAATTTAGTACAATCAAATCAGTATTATCTGATTTTTTGAACTATGACGTAACATTTAAATATGGAAATCCTTCTGGGTTTGACAGAAAACTATTTAACACATTTTCAACATTACCATTTACAGACCCATATGAATGGAGTAAATATACAAATTCAACTCCAAATGCACTACCTAAATTAAATGGTACAACTACTTTAGCCAGTTCTCAAATAATTTATTCAGGTGCTTGGGCAACATTACAAACTTATGTTGGATTTTCAGAAATACCTGAATTAAAATATAGTAATAACGGTTCATATATCACTGACTTCTTTATTGATTTAAATGTTGCATTTACACCTGAAAATATAGAACTTTTTGCTCCAATAATTAAGATTTATGCGACTCAGAAACTAAATCAATTTCAGTCTAATTATATACCACCACAACAACCACAATTACAACCATCATCTAATGTTGTTGCAACAGCATTCTTGAAAAGCGGTGGAACTATTAATGTTGAAAAATTAGGTCCTAAATTTAGAACAACATATTATAATAGTGATAATGTGTTATTATTTGAAGGTGCGTATACTTTCACATTTAGTAATGATGTATATACCACTTCAGGTTCGGAGATTTATTATACGGCATTAGTTAATGAAACAATTATTGGGATATTTGGGAGTACAACAACTAATCCAACTGACCCTCAATATATAACAACATTTGATAGGGTAACACCAACAACATATAATCCTGAACCTAGTTCTTCAAATAGGAATAATTCATCGGCTTTTTATGAAGCTATGGACAATTATTTAAACAAAATAGATAATTTTCAAAATAAAATTATAGATTCAACAATGATTGATGTTAGAAATTCATTGGATTCAATAACAATCAATGCTGAAGAAAGAGACCAAAGTGTTTTACAAGGTGAACCTCAACCAAAGTTGGAAATTTGGGAAAGTTTTAAAGCGTTAAATGACAAATGGATAGCTGGTGGTGATTTTAAAACAAAAACATTATTTGAGGATGTATTGTTATTGGATAGAGCAAGCAGAAATATTGGTGATAAAGTTTTAGTTGACATATATAAACTCAAAGATAGATTACAAACTGTTATTGAAAAAGAAACCAATAAAACAACGATGTTGATTTTTGTTCAAAACATATTAGTTGAGAACAATTTTGTGGTAATGAATTTACCATCTTATGTTAATTTTTATGGAGTTCAAGACGCAGTTAAAAATCCAAAACCAAAAGTTGAAGATACTTTGGATTTTGCAAATACTATGTTTGGAACTTTCTTAAATGTTGATTATAGGGAATCGTCAGCAAAAATGGTTTGTTTTTATGGTGGTAAACCAAGTGAGCAATTGGATTTAAAAGATAATGTTGATTATCGTAAAAGAAGTGATGCCTTTGAACTTAGAAGAGCAAGTGATAATCCATTGGTTGAAAATCTAATAGGTAAAAATGATTGGGATAAATCTAATAAAGTTGTTGGTTTTAATGTTGATGTTGGCCCTCAAAACCAAGGTATTTTTATTAGTTTTAATGTTGGACAAGATGCTGGTAAAGCAACTGCGGAGTCATTAGAAGCTACAAATATGTTGGCAAATCAAGGTAATAACAGAGCGGGTTCATCACAAAGCATTTCATTATATAATTTATATAAAAATAGAAGTTATAGTTGTGAAGTTGAGATGATGGGAAATGCTTTGATTCAACCTACAATGTATTTCAATTTGAGAAACGTACCAATGTTTAGTGGACCTTATATGATTTTGGAAGTTAACCATAGTATTAGACCTGGTATGTTTTCAACTAGATTTAGTGGTATAAGACAACCAACTGCAGCATTACCAAAGATTGATAACTTCTTACAATCTTTAAAACAGAATTTAGTTCAAACTTTAATTGAAAAAAATAAACAAGAGAAAGATGCAGCACAAAAAGCGGCAACAAGTGGTGATACGGATACAAAAAGAACTAGTTCACCAATTAGACTTAACTTGGTTAATACTACTCAAAATTGTACGGCCTCAACTAAATATAATACATATGTAGCGTCAGCTCCTAGTAGTAGTTTTGAAACTGTTCAAAATGTAATAAATCAAATTGTGACTAAAACAGATAGTGTCGTATTACGTTATTGTATATTTGCCAGAATTTACTTTTTTACGGGTAACGAAACATTAATTGAGGCTTATGCTAACAATTATTCTCTTACAAATTTGATTGAGGATTGGGGACCATCTGAAAATTATTTTTCAAAATCAAAAAAATACTATTGTACACCTGATAATTTTGCTTTAGTTTATTTTGATAGTTTGAATGACCATTTGAATTTTATGTTTGAAAGATGGAGAAATTTCCCAACCGCATTAAAATTACAAAATAATGTTTCAGATATAACAAA